CTCGATCAGGCCGACGAAAATGGCGTAGTCGTCGGCGGCACCCGCGGCCTCGGTGGAGACGCGGGCCTCGAACCACAGCCGCTTGCCGCTGTTCTTCTTCAGCAGGTACAGATCGGGCGTGCAGATGAACGCCGAATCGTTGTCGGCACCGGAGCCCTCCAGCACGATCTGGCCGTTCACGTCGTCCGTGACCTGCGAAACGTCCGGGTTGGTGCCGACCAGCTTCCAGCCGGGGACGCTCGTGTCGGCCACCAAACCGCCGGTGACGAAATCATCCCACAGGTAGATGCCCTCGCCGGGGTCGGTAATGAACTTCAGAACCGGGCAGTCGGCCCAGAGAATCGGGCTCGGCTCGGAGGTCGTGCCGGCTGTTTTGTAACGAACCACTCCACCACTCATAATGCTCTCCTAATGTCACAAAAAGAGATCGTTGTTTGAGACAATAAGGGTGCCGGTTGCCCGGCACCCAAGATCCGCCCGGTTGCACTTGCGTCAGAGGTGTGGCGGATATACTCCCATTACGCCGTCAGTGCCTTGTGGATGACAAAGCCGCCGGACCGCAGATTGTCCGACCAGATGTTGCAGGACCCGTCGATGAACATCGAGTAGGTCGTGTGCTGGAGACGCCCGCCGTGGACCGGGCCGAACCGCTTCATCCAGTACCCTTTGCGGACGTAGGGCTTCAGGTAACTGAAGTCCACGTAGTACCACGGGTCTGCCGTGTCGCCGGTCTCCGGGTCCACGAAGTTGTCCAGCTCCCGCAGACCGCGAACGTCGCAGCCATTGATGAGGCAGTCGGTGCCCTGCGAAACGACCATCCGCCCGAGGGCGTCCTTGGTCGTGTGCATGTCGTCCTTGGCGTCCAGGAAGTCCAGGAGCGCCACCTTGTTGGCCTTGCCGGTGTAGATCCGGCGCGGGGCGGACTTGCGGGCGTTGAAGTCCGACGCGATCAAGGGGGCCTTGAACGTGCTGTACTCGAACGCCGTGCGGAACTTGGTGATGAGCGTGGCGTCCACTGCCGTGTAGAGAGCCGCCCAGTTGCGGATCTGGGAGTGGACCGCGGCGTCGATGTTCATGCAGACGGTGCCCGTGGTGCCGCCCTCGTAGCGGATCGTCTGGCCCACGAACCCGTCCGTGGTCGTGTCCTTGTTCATCATGCGGATGAAGTAGGGCACGCCGCGGATGTACTTCTCGTCGGTCGCCGAAGTCGGAGCCTTCCAACCGCGCTGCTCGAACTTCTGAGCGATGCTCCACATGGCCTGGGTCTCCTTGACCTTGGCCAGATCGATGAAGCCTTCCGGGTCGTCCTTGTTCTCCAGGATTTCCTTCTCGTCCCACGACCAGTTCGCCGTGTAGTAGCAGAAGGGCATCTCGAAGGTGTGCAGCGTTTCGCCCTGGCTGAGTTCGTCCTGCTCGTAGTAACCGACGAACCGGCAACTCCCGGTGGGCTCCAGCAGGGCCCGGCCGGTGATCTTGGTTCCGCCCTTTTTCTTGATGCCTTCCTTGTTGAAGATCCGGGTGAACTCGTACTCGTCGCTGTCCCAGTAGATCGACAGCTCGTTGACCGGGAACTTCTCGTGAGTGGTCGCAATCAGGCCACTCAACTGCGCCTGGGTGTATCCCATTGTCTATTTCCTCCTCATGGCGGGGATCACGAGTTGAAGATGTCCTTCATCATCGCCCCCACCTCTTTGATGTGTTCCTGTTCGTTGTACTTCCCGCCTTTGGCCGGCGGGTTCTTACCGCCCGAGGGCTTCAGGGTCACACCCTTGGCCCGTTTGGTCACGGAGGCTTTGATCTGCTCGCGGACGATCTGCGATGCGATCGGCGCAGACACTTCCAGATGCGCCCGCTCCATCGCTTCGGCGGCGCTGATCTTCATCCCTGTCGCCTCGGCCCCATCAAGAATCAACTGAGCCCGGCCCAGCATATCCAGCCGATTCGCCTTCTGCCCCGGCGTCAGGTGATCCCACGTCGCGACCGCCGATCCATCGGGTCCCTTGGCCGGACCATAGAAGTCCGCGTAGGCTTCCAAATCCGGATCAGCAAAGAACGTGCTGATCTGCTGACGGATGGCGATCTCCTCATCGATAGACCGCTGGGGCGCGGGCGTTGTTACGGCCGGCGTTGGTGCCGGTGTGACGGGCGTTTCCGGTGGGAGTAGTTCGATCAGAAAGTCCACCATCGGGTCATCCGCATACTTCTCCTTGATCACCTTGATCGCCTTGGCTCGCTTGCTTTCGCCCGGGGGCGTCGCCGGGGCTGCCGATTCCTTGGCTTTCCGCAGTGCTTGGCCCAACTCGCCCAATTGCCGGCTGGCGGCGTTGGTCATCTCATGACATTTTGCGAACGTCTTGAGGGCCAACTTCGGGTCCTTCTCGTAGAGCGCGCTAACATCCTCGGGCGTGTAGCCCATGTGGATCGCGGCTCGATAATGACCGTCCGGGATTGCGGGTCTCTCGCCTTCTGCATCACCTGCCGGAACATCGCCACCTTCGACCGGGGTAGCGGACTTCTCGTCTGCCGAAGTGTCGTCGGCCTTCGGTTCCTCCTCAGGCTCATCCTTCACTTCCGGGGTAGACTTGTCGTCCACTGCCGGCTTCTCGTCAGCGTGTTCCGGGGTAGGTTCCGTAGGCGGTACCTCATCCTCGTCGATCAATGCTTCCAGATCCTTCGCCACTGCATCAACCAGCTCAGGATCGTTCCAACTCTCAGCCACACCATTTTTCATTACCATTACTTGCTCCCCCAAAGACTCATGCGATACGTTTGCCCCGCTTCCGGTGCAGGGCTGGTAGTTTAACGATCCCTCGTTTTTCCATATATGCCTCATGCTTGCGGTAACTGTCCAGGATCGGCCGGTTGTGTGCGTCGAGCTGGACGTCCGGATACAGCCGCTTGTGCTCCTCCACCTGATCCGACCGGATGCCCAACGCATCCGAATGAATCGGACGGGCGTAGCTGTCCGGGGCCGCGTGCGGCAGGTTGGCCCGGAGGTCCTTGACCATCAATTCTCCGCACGCCGGGCACGTTTCCTCGGTATCCGACTCGGCCATCGACTTGAATATCTCGTCGCGGTGCGGACACGCTATGCATTGGTAGACGTAAATCGGCATAGTTCCTCCCAACGTGTTGCTTACTTGAACCGGGCAAGCTCGTCCGCAGTCAGCGCTTCCTTCAACGATTTCTGTTTGGTGTCGGCGGCGTCTTTGATCCTGCCGACCGCACTCTGCGATTTCTTTCTGGGCCTACTCCAAGCTCCGGTCTTATTGACCATATCCGGATACTTTCGTTTGAGCGCCTTCTTCACAGCAATGGATTCCTCGGCGCTGAGCGGTTTGCCGACCTCGATCGATTTCTTCGGTCTTCCGAACATTATAGCCCACCCCCCGTCTGTGCGGCGCTCTGCGCAAGCCCCGCAGTCTGCTGGCTTTGTTGATTGAACTGCTGTTGTGACCCACCCATCGGAGAGCGACCCACCGGGAAACCACCATTCTGCGTGGTGTTGGTCCCACCGGTCTGACCCTTGCCCTCACTCTTGCCGCCAGTGGACGCATACCACGCCATCCGTTGCTGGAACTCCGGATCGGTGAAAATCTCATCGACCAACTCAGAGATTCCCATCTCCTCGGCTACTGTGGTAAGGTACCGAGTGATGTTGAACTCCTGCCCGGCCTGGAGCGCAACCTGAAGCGACATAAACGCCTGCGGTACGATGTTGGTCGTGAACTCCCGCACCGCCCGCACCCGCATAGCGGGATCGGCCACGCTCATCGAACGGGCCACAATCTCGAACCCAAGCTGGCTGAACTCACCCGTGCGGTCGGCCGGCGTCAAGAACAGTTGCCGCTCTCGCCCACTAGGCTCTCGCTTGATGAGCGGAATGCCTGGCAACCCTGGCTGAAACATCAGCTCATCGTTGTGGAGAAACCAAGCCTGCTTCTCTTTCACATCCGCCGCCAGGTCGTACACCATGTCCCGCATGTCCCCCACGCCGATGGCGGCGTTCTGCTGGAGGATCTGCTGTCCGGTGGCCTTATCGCTGTTGACGTCGAGTCCGCCCATCAGATCCGGGTTGCCCGCGATCACGTTGAACCAACCATAGAGGGTGTTGACCATCTGGGTCGCTTCCGGACCTGCGCCCTCATAACTGACCACCTTCACGCCATCCGGGTTCTCAGTAGGAATGCACTCGCCATCGTCAGCGTCCTTAATGGATTCGGCCACATCAGCACACGATGGCTGGTAGAGCGTGATGTTTTTCTGCCGATCCGCCTGATTCATCGCCTTCTTAAACAGGCGGTTCGCCATGTCGCTAAGATCCCGCCATACGCCCACCGGAGCGATCGGGAAGGGACTACCGGGAACGGGCTGGGTCAGAGCACCAAACGAATAGCAGCCCGAAGGCGGACCATAATATTCCTCAACTTTGAGGAAGTCATCGAACTCCGCCTCAGCTGGATCAGGAATGTAGCATACCGCTTCGGCCTCAGGCACCCACAGTTCGACCAGATTCACATAGTCCTGCATGTCAGATGTGGCGGAGTCACCATCGGGCGACTTGCCCTGTTCATCTACCCGCGAGGATTTGTCGGGATTTAGTCCCGCTCGCGGTAGACGGCGAACCAGATCCTTGTTGAATCCGTCGGTCTCCAGGACCTTCGCCCGCTCGATGCGCACGCGGTGGCCAATGAATCGGGCCTTGTCGAACGCCACGCAACAGGGGTCGAGTACAAAATCATCGAGGTCGATCAGTTCAGTATAAAGCTGGCCTGGGTCCACATTAACATCGGCATCCACTTGGAACAACTGCCCACTCTGTGCGATCGAAGTTTTGAGGATACCAGGACCGAAACACATATCCACACACGCGGCGCGCAAGATGCGTTTCATCTTAAGCTGTTTGTCCAAGTCAGTCAGAGCGAGTCCCAATTTCTCCGCATAGTCCCTCTGCCGCAGCAGCCGCGTTATGACGCGAGTCAGTCCTTCCTTCTGGACGAGGTTGGGGATAAGTGTGCGGACCGCCAGGAACATCAAGTTTATCGGTTGTTCCCCAGTGACGCCGTACTTCTCCGCCATATAGGCACCAACGTAAGCTTTGACGTGGAAGGCACGCGCCTTGCGAAATTGCTCAACACGCTTGAATCCTTCCCTCGCGCTTTCGCTGATGTTCTTTGCTGTGATCTCTACGGCCATCTATCACCTAAAGTTAAATGGCTGCTGCCATCCCTTTGATTTCTTCTGGGAGCGTTCCCACTGCTGATATCGCGCTCCCCACGTCCCCGCTGCGGCATCCGGCACTGCGTCCTTTTTTGGGGACATCACATCCTTGTCCATCACGGTCAATGCATCCGCAATGACGCGATCCCCGTGTCCCAGGTACTCAGCCTTAGATTTGTCCGTAAGCTCTGCTGGACCGCAACCTCCCTCGGGATATTGGATATAGGTCCTAGCCTGATCTAGGCTGCGATTATCATGGTTGACGAACCTACCCTCACGCATCGCCCGTTCATACGCGCGAAGCAGCAGGGGCTTCTTGTCCCGGCTTGAATGCCATCCCCATCTGGCCGTCTTCTTGCCCCCCACCTGTCCCACTCCCTCGTCGCGGTAGTAGAAGGGGTAGTGCAGGTCGTTCACCAGTACATTGCCAAAGTCCCATCCGGGTCCATTCATCTCCCAGATAGCAAATGGAAGTCGCTGTGGAGCTGCACCGCCCACCCATAGGGCCAAGGCTGCGAAGATCCGTGGGGCTTTGTAGGGTGGGGTAGTGTTACTCGCCCACACAGCAACCTTCTCGCCGGTCTGCTTGCACTTGATAGAGAACACCGTCTCGCTGGTGCCGTCCCCTCCCTGTCCCTTCGAGATGTCACAACCGATGATATAGCTCTTAGACTGATCGAGCCGTCCGCCATTGAGCGGAACATATACTTCAAGATCGCCTTTTGTCGCTCGTGTCAAGCTTACCTTCGATAGGTCCCGTTGCTTGATGATGCGAGCCACATCGGCGTCCGTCAGTTTATCATCGTTACGGAGCTTGATGTTGTACCGGCCCAAGGGCTCGCGGCCGTATAGTGCCGCATGTTTATCGAGATCGGTGTTCATGAAGAATGTATCGCCGACCGCACCCTCGATCGCGTAGATTTCTTTGTCTACTTCTCTACGCCCGTTTCGCTCGATTTCGTGCTCGATGAACGGGGATGTGATCCGATACTCTTTCGTGACTTCATCCTGCACAACGAACCGACCGACGCCCTTCTTGGGATGATCCCAGGCCATCAGGGAGAACACCTTAATCGTGCCTGAGTTCTTCCAGGTCGAGTAACAGGTTCCAGGCAGATCGACCGTCGAGTTGACGATACGACAAGGGCACACGGCGGCGGTCGATCGTTTGATAGACTCGCCGTTGTTCATCTTGGCCATCTCGTCAAGCAAGATCAGTGCCGCACGGTCGCCGCTGAATGCGGACTTGTTCGTGCTCTCGCCCGCGATCGTGGATCCATTCAGTTCGTTGTAGATTCGCAACGACGTCCGGTTATCACGGCCCCGCACAAGCACTTTTGGCGGGCACATCCACTCGGGAAGATAGCTGTTAACGAGATCGTGTTTGTAGAACAGGGACTTCGAGATCGGACTGTCCACCAGGTCTTCGACGCGGCTCATCTCACGAAGCTGGAGATTGTCACGTCCGAAGAGCCATAGCCATTGTATGAATAACGAGATCAGCCAGGAAGCTCCCATGTCGCGGCTTTTGTCGATCAAGCCATCATGCCCATTGACGAAACAATCCAACAGAAACGCCATCATCTCGTCCTGCCGCTCGTAGGTGATGAAGGGATGCAGCGACACCGGGGACGTCACGTAGCCGTGCGTCTCGTCGCTGACCTCCATCTCCCATGCGGTCCAGGCGAAGGTGTTGATCCAATAAAGTACAGACT